CCCACGCGGTTCAGCGATTCGAGCAAGAATCCGTTGTCTGCGGCGGCAGCTTCCTCGAACAGATCCACCAGGGTTTCAGGCTTCTGCGGTCCAACCTGCTCAGACGTGATGTCCTGGCCATGGATGCGCTCGACCGGCACACTCTCTTCAGTGGCTAGGCGCATGATGCGGTTCCATGCAGTCTCGCCGTTGTACGCATCGTCGGATCCGTCGTACAGCGTGGATGCCGACGTAGGCAGTACGGAGAGGTGACCAATGGCCCAACCCTCGTGCGCTGCACCCCAGTTGGCAGTGATCGCGCTGAGGCGCCCAGCGGTACCCGTGAAGGTCCGGCCGATGCCACCAGCGTTACCGCCTACGTCCTGCCAGTCCAGACGCCATGTGACCGTGCCCGCCGTTTCCTTGACCCAGAAACGCATGCGGGTCCAGCCGTGATAGATGTCATCACCGATGCCCACACCCTGATCCACGACCATGTTGGTAGAGCTGTCATAGCCCCGGATGATGCCGACACCCTTCATGAGGATGAATGCCCACCGCTTCACCGTGCCGTTGGGTGAGCTGAAGCTGATGAACTCCGGGCCCGGCGTGACGACATCGGGGATCTTGTCATCGGCGTTGTAGACGAACTCAACTTGCCATTCCCCAGACGGCATTGACGCCGGAATCGGGGCTGACAGGGTGCCACCGGTCTTGATCTTGGGCAGCGCATCGGACGATGGCAGATCACTCGCCGATGCCCAGTCCACTCCGGCCAGTGCCGCAGAGTCCACACCAGCGATAGGTGACCATGCGCGCGTAGCGTACTTGCCATCCTCCATCGGCCAGTAGGCGACGGGGTTGCCGGACGGGATGCGACGACGCAGGGTCGAGTCAAGTGCCTTCAGACCCTGGCCCAGTCGGCGCAGGATGCCGTTAGCCTCAACCGGCACGTAGACGTCAGACTCATCCGGGGTCCACTTAGCAGGCCACGTGGAGACTTCCCCTAGGAACCTGTCCTCACGGTCACGAATCTGGGCTCCGCCGTGCATGGACCACACCCGCCCGGCGCCATCCGTAAACGAGGTGACACCAGCGGCCTGCGCTGTGAAGTCAGGGTTAGCAACCACCGTGCCGTTGATACCGTTGCGCACCTCAAACTTGTACCCGCGACCGATGAACGGCGCACGGTACGGCCTGATGTTGGTGTCGTCATACGGGGCGATCTTCAGTGGTGCCGTGGAGTTGAACACCGAGACCGTACCGGCGAGCACGGAGTCAGGTCCTAGCTGCGTCCAGGGGCCGTCTATCGAAGGAGCGGTGTACCAACGGACCGTGCGACCACCGGCGCCGTTATCGACGTCCAGGGTCACGCGTACGGCCGCGCGCTGCGGGATCTCAGTCAGCGTGCGGGAGTGAAACCACGTCGTCGCCTTGGTGCCATCGGTGGTGTACTGGAGCTGTAGCACTCCCTGATACACCTTCAGGAACCATGACCGCTGATCGGCCTGAGCCTCCCACTTAGCCATGATCATCTGGTTATCCGGGCCGTACCAGTTGGGCTGAATCTCGGCCCGAATGTCTAGGTCCCCCGTGATGTCCAGCGCCGCAGTGTCCGGCGTACTGACATAGTCGTTAGGGTCGCCATTGAGGCTCAGATACTTATCGGTGGCGGGCACCGACACACGCATCTGAGTGTTACGGCCGATCTGCCCATACAGCGGGCTCTCAGCGTTGCGCGGGGAATACTTGCCCGAGCGGTTGTTGATGGTTAGAGAGAGGCGGGAAGGGTCAGTGTTCTGTCCCTGGTCACGTCGCCCGCGCGAGATCTGCTTAGCGTCGCGTAGGTAGACGTCAGAGCTGATGTCCGACCACGCGCCGTTGAGCAATAGCTCAGTCCGAATGTCCAGCGGAAAGACCACTGACCCACCCTCCTATCAGTTACCGAATGCAGTCTGAACGCTTCCACGTCCCTGCGTCTTCACGATGCGACGGATTAGCCGCTTCATGTCTTCATCCGAGCCGGTGACATCAACGACTAGTCGCTGAGATCCACCCTGCCCGTTTACGCCCTGTACCCGAGCGGCGTTTAGCATGCCGTTCAGCTTGGACAGCGGGAGCACCGCTTCGTTCTCGCGGCCCTCACCAATCATCGCCATGGTCGGACCAGTGGTCACACCACCCGTTGCCAGGTAAGGGATGTTCGGCGTTCCGAGAGTGATGCTCGGAATGTCAACGCCCATGATCGACCCGCCACCGATGGTGAATGACAGGTTGTTCCAACCACGGATTACGAAGTTGACAGCGTCCTTGAACCCCTGCTTTAGGCCGTCCCACATGCCACGCAGCGCGCTGGAAATACGGCCGGGAATGCTCTTGAACCAACCCACCAGGTCATTCCACTTTGACTTGACCCAGCTAGCGCCGGTCTCGACCCAACCGGGAATGGTCTGCGTGAAGAACCGGCCCAGGGGCTGGAACACGTTGGAGACCAGGTAGTTCCACCCGGCCAGGAACCCGGCCTTGATCAGGGTCCACGCCTGTAGAAGTCGCTCCTTCACGGCTTCCCAGTTCGCCGCCAGTGCAATGACAATGGCGATGATCAGCACGATAAGGCCAATGATCCAGAAGATCGGGTTAGCCAGCATCGCGGAGTTCATTGCCCACACAGCGATAGTCGCTATGCCGAATGCAATAGCCAGACCCAGCAGCGCCGCAGCAACGATCTTCACGACTTCCGGGTGCGCGGTCATGAAGTCACCGAGCCACTGCAAAGCAGGCTGTAGCGCCTCGCCGATCGTGGTGGCCATGGAACGCCAGACCACATCAAGGGACTGTGCAGCAGACATGCTCTCAGTGGCCTTAGCCGCTGATCCCGCCGCCTTGTCCATGCCCGATGCCGCAGCAGCAGCAGCAGGGTTCATCGCGAACAGCGCGTCCGTCTGCTCTCCGGCCATGTCGCCGAATAGCTGAACGGCTAGCTGAGCCTGCTTGGCCGGATCCTTTACGCCCTTGATAGCGGTAATGGCATCGCCCATGGCGGACTCTGCATCCTTACCGCCGGACTTCAGGCGTGCGAACATGTCCGAGGAATCGAGCCCCAGGGACTTGAATGCGGTAGCAGCCTGCGCCGTGTTCTCCGTAGTGATACGGCCGAATTCGTGGATGATGTCGGCGGCCTGGTCGATGTCCTTACCACCGGCCTTGACGAACTGAGACAGCATGCCGAACGCGTCGGCGCCGCTGATACCCAGTCGCTTGAACTGCTGTCCGTACTCGCCGACCACTTCAGTGATGTCGCCAACCATGGACTTAGGCAGCGTCTTGGAAGCCTGCGTCAGCAGGTCGAATGCCTCGGTACCATCCTTGGCCAGGCCGTTGGAAATCATCTTGCCTGCGGCCGTGGCAGCGTCGGCAACGTCTACGCCTAGCGCGTTAGCAACCGACATGGCGTCTTCGGTCATCTGCGCTGTCTCGGCCTCGGTCATGGAACCCAAGCCCTTTAGCGCCTGCGTGACAGCGCCAACGGCGTCACCCACTTCAGTGATGGACTCGCCGAACCCACCACTGTAGACAGCACCAGCAGCCTTTCCGGCCGTGGCCGCTTCAGACTCGGTCAGGCCGTACTGACTCTGAAGCGTGGAGTTCACCGCAGTTAGGTCTACACCTGCCTGCAATCCCTCCGAAAAGAGTGCGCCCACGCCTACACCAGCAGCGAGACCGGCCGCACCCTTTCCTAGTTCGCCTAGCTTGCTGTTAGCACGCTGGACACCGTCATCCATTCCACTTTCTAGTTCGCTGGTATCAACCCCGATGGAAACCATTAGGTCGTCTAGGGTCACTTCTCTGTGCCTCCAATCTGGCGGTTGTACGTCTTGACAGCGGAAAGCATTTCCCGCCAGTCCTGTCGCTGCCCCCGGTCCCACTTAGGCATGAAGTCCTTGGGGGTTGAAGCCTTGGTGCCCTTACCACGGGCAGTGTTAGCGACAGTCGCCGTCAACATGGCAATCAGAGAGTCCATGCGCTCAGGACCCAGCGGCCCCGAAACCATTTCGTACGCCATCCATTCCGTGATCTCACGGGAAGAGACGCGCGCGAGTAGCTCCGGGACCGTGTACCCGAGATGCGCTGCTAGGCGGAAGTAGAACCGGTGCTCAGGGTCGTCTCGGATTTTCCCGCCGCTGCCTCCACGTCTTCCTTTCGGAGACCGGAGAGCCGCATGGCAATGTCGCCGAGCCGGTCAAGAACAGCGCCGGACTTGGCCGAGAGAGCCTTGATGTCCTTATCGCTGAACAGACGCTCGCCGGACTCGTCGATGAGGCAGCGAGAAATCAGCTTAGCTAGCTGGTCCTGCATGTTGAGCCGCTGAACAGTGCCGTTCGGACTGAGCACGACCATGGAAGCCTGGTAGGAGTTCCGGTCGGCGCCGGTCATACCAGCGATGCGGACAGTGCCGCCCCACTCGGGAACGTCAACGTCCTCGTAGTGCTTGTCTTCGGCGCCTAGGATGGCGTCACGGTTGAGCATGGACATTGATCAGGCTCCAGGGGTGATGGTCGGCTTGCCGGTAACCTTCCAAGTCAGCGTGGCCGCTAGCTTGTCGTCGTACGGGGCGTCGGGCTCGAACCCGGTCAGCAGTGCACCGAAGGTCCACGTAGTGCCATCCGGGAAAACAATCTTGTAGTTGCGAGGCGTGGCGTCCTCAAAGTCAGTGACTAGATCGTCGTGCTCGTCGGGCTGGTAGTTGACATCAGCGGAGCACTCGCCCGGATCCTTCAGGCCACCGACGAATTCCATCCACCCGTTAGCGCTGTCGTGCGACGTGACGTCGAGAGTCTCGCGGCTTAGGGCAGGCGGGGTAAGTGCGGTGACGTCGGCAATGGTGGTGAACACCTCAGTGCCCGCACCGTCACCCCGCTGTAGCTTGGTTCCGAACGCGTTGATTCCAGACATGTGTTACTCCTCCGTGATGACGGTAAAGCTGATGACGATGTGGCGAATGTCCCCCGGAGGCTCCGGGTCAACAAGTGCTTGGGTTGATGTGTAGCGAGTGGCGATGTGCGCATACCCACTGACATTGAGGGGCTTTAGGTCGAGCAGCTCAGTTACCTTGTTGGCCAGTGCCAGACCCTCGGAGAATCCGTGAGCCTGCGACCACACATGGATGGTGACCAGGGTCGACCAGCCCCGCGAAGCCAGGTTGTTGTGTTCAGCGTCCGAGGCTTCGCCAATGCGGATGTACGGGTATGCCGTTCCGTCCGGCACGTAGTCGAACACCTTGCCCGCGAGCAGCGGATCAGCGTTCAGCTTGGCGTAGATAGCGGACTGAATCGCGAACAGCGGGATCATCCGTTGATCACTGCGTTGATGGCGTCTCCAATCCGGCGCACGATCTTGCGCTTCTCAGCGTTGAAGGCCGGGCCTAGTGCGGGGCGGGCGGGCATGGCTTGTGTGCCGAACTCCTGCCACACGGCGTACCGGTCGTCCCGGTCTTTCCAGCCAATCTCTGACTTGATCTTCGCGCCGTCCGACATGGTGTAGTCCAGGGAACTCTTTAGGTTCCCGGTGTCGACGTGGACCCGTCGCTGAGCGTTGGCTACTACTTCCTTGGACGCGTCCTCTACCGCCTTGCGAACGGCCTGGTGCAACCGGCTAGTGGTGTGCTCCAACTGCTTGAGCAGAGCCTCACTACCGCTGATAGACACGGACACACCAGACCGACCACCGGCCGCGCGCGGGTGCCTACCCATGTTGGGTCAGCTCGACATCAGCGCGTACGTAGATGGGGCGGGACGGCTCGAACACCGAGAGTACGCGGAAGACTTGGGCGCCATGGCGGATCTCATCTCCCCTGCGCACGTTGGTAGTTGGCGGCATGTGGACGTTGTGCGAGTGCAGTGATTGACCCTGGTCGGCGAGCATGCGCTCAGATGCCGAGGGCTGACTGACCATCGCACGCGACTCCCCCACCTGAGCCAGTGTGGTGACCTCTCCCCCGGCTCCATCCGGCACAGTCGAAACGCGCCAGATGGTAACCGAGGAATTCAGGAGGCGGTTGACACCCATCAGCCAGCCTGAAGAACGCCCACCGTGACCGAAGTAACGGCGCTGTAGGTGACGTTCGCGCGGCCAGTAACCGGGTCACGGTAGATCGCGTCAAGCGGAAGGAAGCCACTACCGCCCGCCGGAACGGTCAGCGCAGCGTCACCGATGGGAAGACCCTTGAAGGTGCCGGGCGTAACCACAGTGGCAGTGATCGGAGAGGCGCCGCCATTACGGACAACGAGGAAATAGGACTTGTCAATGGGGGCCTGATCGCCACCCGCAGACGCGCTTGCGAAGGTCGGCACAGAGCCGCTGGTCGGGACAGTCTGTACGGTGAGAATTGCCATGTGCCATGTTCCTTAGTGGTTGTAGTGGTGCCGATTTACAGCGATCGAACCGTGACTCCGGCGCCATTGCCGAATCGAGCAGCGAGGCGATTGCGCTGATACTCGGACAGGCACATGGTCCCGGTCTCGGCGTCCGAGTAGGTAACCGAGTAGTCGCCGATACGCTCGGACGTGATACCGCGTGAGGCAACGTCACCGTTGCGGAGTGCTACTAGTTCCTGCCCGACCAGACGACAGACGATGTCGACGATGTCAGCAGGTACGACGGGCAGACCATGCATGTACGTGACGACTACTTCCGTACCGTAGTCAAAGCCACAGGAGCGCGATAGAGAGCCGCTCAGTAGCTTGTAGTCCGAGACTGCCACCCCATCAACGACAACGGCTGAAACGGCCGTCACGGGGCCACCAGGTAGGTGCAGGCGCCCGCCTCTACCTTCCAGGGTCACGGTGCTGACTGACTCGCTGATAGGCGAACCGGCGGCATCACGAACCAGCGTGGATGCAACGTCTAGGTGGACGTTTACCGTGGCGATCTCTTCAGGCGCGACAGTGACGCCACGCGCTTCTAGGTCGGCGATGGTGGCCAACGGTGCAAGTGCCATCGTGGCCACCTCTCTTACTTGGTAGCCGTTCGGCGCGGGGCGCGCTTCACGGGCTCAGGCTTGGGCTCCGGCGCGTAGGCGTAACCGCGATCACCGTCACCGACGAGACAAGCGGCCACGTCGTCCGGAATCTCGTTCGGCATCCCGTTGGGACCAATGACGAACGCCAAGGGTCAACCTCCAATGTTCAGTTGGGGCCAGGGGGCCACCCACGAAAATTCGTAGGTGACCCACCACAGCCAGTGACTAGATGGACGTCCAGCTAACAACGGCGGTCGGGCGAACAACCTTGGCGCCGTAGACGTGGAGACCACGGAGGCGGTCAGCGAACTTGTCCGTGGCGCGCATGGCCTCGGTCTTCTCGATCTGCGAGACGTACGCGACGGCCGGACGGTAGAACGCAAGCACCTGAGGCTTAGCGGTAACCGGCAGGTTCTCGCTGGTGTAGATGTCAAACCCGAGCAGTCGACCTAGCGCAGCCTCGCGTAGACCCTGAGTGTCACCGGACACGTCAACGTTGGTCAGCTTGGACGCAGCGCTAAGCAGCAGCGCTTCGAACTCGGCGTTGACGACCAGCACCCGGTTACCACCCGGCACCTTGTTCTTCTGCATGGTCTTGCGGACCGAGCGGATTAGGTCGAACGCGGCGTTACCGTCGGCCAGGGTCGAGGCGGTCAGCGCGGTACCGGCACCGGTCAGCGCCGTCGAGAGGATGAACTTGTCTGCGTCCTCGGCGAGACCCTCACCAGCGGAGCGGGTGTAAGCGTCCATCGAGCCAGCAACCTGCGCCTTGTCGATGTCGTCCACGTAGAAGTCGAAAGACTTCTCCTGATCAATGAGCAGGTCCTGAGACGTGGTCGAGACAGCCGAGGCGGACGTGACGCGAGACGCAGCCTTGTAGTCCGTGATCGAGATGGCGGTAGCGGTGTTGATCTTGACGACGTTACCGGCCGACGCGTTGCCCTCGTACTCACGGTTCGTGAGGGAGGCAGCAACAGCCTGCTGACGGAAGTCGGTGAGTAGCTGCGCATTCCAGATAGCGGGAATGAAAGAGGTAACGGCCATGCTTGGAGTCCTTTTCTGAGTGGGTTATGACCGGTCAGATAGACCAGCGCATAGGGGTTGGCTACTTGCCAGATAGGAGGTTGGACAGTCGACCCTCGCGCTTCGCCTTGACGATCGCCTCGGGGCTCATCTTGTCCAGTTCCTCACGGGTTAGCTGAGTAGGGCCAGACGCCTTGCGCGCTGCTCCACCGTCGCCGGTTCCCTGGAAGCGTGGCCGTGCCGTTGCGGCTAGATGCGGCTTCCTGGTTAGTAGTTCCTCGATCGCGTCGTTGATCTCGTCCGCGTCCACATCGCCGTTCTCGTCAACCTCAAACTTGGTGAGGTCAAGGAACAGCGGGACATCGGCCGGGTCGGCGAACTTGCCTGCGGCAGCTGCCTTGACTTCCGATCGGAGGATTCGCGCGTTGGCCTTCTCATTGGCCTCTCGCGCTGCCTGAGCACGGATCGAATCCGCATCAGGAGTCTCGGTCTCTCCCTTGGGTGCAGTCTCTAGCTCAGCGATGCGCCGCTCTAGCTCCTGCCGCTTCGTACGCTCGTCGCGCCACTTGCCCTTCATGGAGTCAAGCGCCTTCTTACCAGCGTCGCCTAGCTGGTCGGCGCCATCCGGATCAGACTCTCCACCACTGACCTGCGCACCCTCAGCGTCAACCGCCGTGGTCGCCTCATCAGTGGTAGTGATCTCATCCGTTGCGTTCTCAATCTCGGGCATGCGTGTTCCTCTCAGCGCGTTGCGCGCGTACGAAAATTCGTAGGTGCTCCGGACGTTGCGTCATCGGAGATAGCCGTTCTTGTGAAGCAGCCGAATGGCGTGGTCTCGATCGCCGTCTGACTGCTTGTAGATCTCTTCAGGCGTGAGGCGGGGAGGTTGCTTCCTGCGCCGACTACCTGTGTTCACGTAGGTGACTTGGACTTTCTTGCCGAACATCTCGACCGAGTCCATGGCCTTGCGGGCATTGACTACGTCGCTCATGTCGGCGCCATCGTTGATCGCCTTTGCCCCAGCCTCACCAAAAGCCTTGCGCTGTTGTGTGGCGGACAAGCGGTCAAAGAGCGTCTTGGGTGACGCAGGCTTAGGCGTGTGCTCGCGGGTGACTGGCTCCATCGTGCAATGGCAGCGAGGATGCCGCAGGAACCCGCTAGAGACGCCGTACTCACGCCCGGCCAGGATGAGGCACCGGGAACACGAACCACCCTCTACAACGCGGATGTATGACGTCACCTTCCGGTTGGCGACCATGGCGGCCTGGTCTGCCTGCCTGCCGGTATCAGCGACCACCGTGCGAACGACGAAGTCTAGGAAGGTGGCACCCCGCAGCATTGATGATGCGAGGCTCTCCCCCTGGCCGAGGAATGACAGCACGGTGGGAATGGAGCGAGCCAGGACACCCATAAGGTTCCGGCCGTCCGGGGTGGTGCTGGCGAACTGCGCCGGTTCAATCTCCGGAGCGTCGAGCACTGCGTTAGGGCCGAGCAGTTCACGCATGAAGGTGTGCGTTCCTTCAGCGGCGTGGAGCTGCCCGGCCTGCACCATGGCCGTGACGCGCGGCAGGAGGCTTACCCAACTGTTCGCCACGGCGTCCGGGTTGACCTTTGACCACTCGGCGAGTACTGCCCGCGCTGTGGCGTTTGCTAGTCCCTCACGCTCCAACTGGTGTTGGTTCGCCCTGAGGCTGGTTGCCATCGGTTATTGCTCCCTGTGCCGGATCCTTGGACAGCATCTGTGTGAATGCGCCCATCGGATCAGCCATCGATTCCTTCTCACGCATGGCCATAAGGTCAACCACTTCGGTCGGCGTGAGGCCGTACTGAAGCGCGAGGAATTCGAAGGGGAACCCGAGAGTCTTGAGCTTGAGCAGCGCGTCAGTTAGCTGCGCCTGCGAGCGGGACTGAGCATCAGCCCAGAGAACCCGGCCACCCGAGATTGCCTCGGCCTTGACCTCATCCCCCTGCGCAAGCGCGATCAGGCGGAACACTTCGCGGAGTGCCTGGCCGAACCAAAGCTGCTTCTCATCAACGCGCTTGACTAGGCCAGTCTCAGCGGCGATCAGCGCATCGCCGGACAGGTTCGCCATCTTGCCGATTAGGTAATGGGCAGGCGTACGGGTCTGAGCAGCGATGTGGCCGACGGCCGTTTCAATGATCTCCGCGTAGGCGTTGAGGTTGGCTGCTGACCATTCCTCGGTGCGGACGTTGTCGCCCGTGAAGAACTGAACTCGGTCAACCGCAAACTTCTCCATGTCGACGGGTCGTTCACCAACGATGGTGCCGGACGCGTCGAGCACGGGGACTACGGGGCGTTCAGCGCCAAGGACGATGCGGGTCGGGAACGACGCATAGTCAGACGTGGTGAATAGCTGCGCCCACAGGAGGTTGACCGCATCCTGAATCGCGATCACGCCGCTGATGTCCGAGACAGGCTCGCCAACCAGGGTAGGCCGGTTGAGCAGCTCCACCATCGGGACAACGCCCAGCGGGTTGGGCTGTGGGTTCGGCTCCTCGCCCGAGTCGCGTAGTTCCCACTTCTTTAGCTCATCGTCGACATCCTGTAGGCCGGTCGACTTCTGAGCCTGACCACTGCGGGCACGCTTGAACTTCCAGACCTCATCAGCGAGATACAGCGTCGCGTAGTCGTCGCCGCCATCCTCCCAGCGCTTGAGTGCGGCAATGCGGTTGCGACGCGAGCCAGGCTCATACGCCACGATGCACTGCGAGGCATCCTCGAAGGTGACCTGTGGCGTCTCCGGGTCTTCCGGGTCACCCCAGACGAGCACGAACGCACGCCCGGAGTTCACGGCCCCCAGGAAGCCAAGCTGCGAGTCAGCGTCTAGGCCGTTCTCCTGCCAGACACGCCACAGTTCAGGGTCGGCCTGCGTGGCACCGGTGGGCATGACACCCGTCACCGTGAGGCGCTCAACCGGGGCGTCAGCAACGACCTGCACCCAGTTGTCTGCAAAGCCCTGGTAGCGCTGCCCGTGGTACTTCTTGAACTCATCTGAGGCGAACCTCAGCGGCTGCTTACCACGGTAGTAGCGCTCGTTCCGGTCGATCTCCGTTCGGCGGGTGCGTAGCTCATCTTCTAGTAGCCCGATGAGTCGCAGGGCTTCAGCCTCAGTTGCCA